AAAGTGATTAATACTTATGAAACATAATGTAACGGCAATTATCTACGACAAAAGAGGAAAGCCCCTTTCAATTGGTCACAACAGTTATACACGCACACATCCTCTACAAGCACGCCTAGCAAATAAAGTAGGTGAGCCGCATAAAATCTACCTTCATGCAGAGGTGGCCGCATTAGTAAAATTGTCGGATAGTGATAGAACCAGAGCACACAAAATGGTCGTTATGCGTTATAATAGGCATGGACAACCCCTGAATGCTAAACCGTGCTGTATTTGTCAGGAGTTGCTTAGTAAGACCAAACTAAAAGTGGAACATACATGAAGGCGTTTATTGTAGACCTGGAGACATCTATTAAATGTCCAGTTGGAAATAGCAAGGCAAACCCTATGTGGCCTGCCAATCAAATCTGCTACATGGGCATTAAACGACTGGCGAGTGGTTATTCATATCGGAAGGGTGGGCCAGTAAAGCCTATTCCACCAGACGTACTATTGATTGGTCATAACATTAAGTTTGACCTACTGTATATGTTTAGGGATATGCCTAACCCTGTGCTACCTTATATTTGGGACACACAACTAGCCGCATATCTAATTAGTGGTCAGCGTCATAAATATCCGGCCCTTAATGATCTTATTAAGGAGAGGGGCGGCGAATTTAAAGATGACCGTCTTAAAGAGTTTTGGGATAACGGAGTAAATACTGAAGACATTCCAGAGTCCATCATTCTTCCTTATTTGCAGAATGACGTAGAAGAGACTGAAAAAGAATTTAATTTACAGTGGAAGTGGTGCGAGGAAAACAACTGCCTGCCTTTCTTTCTATCTCAAATGGATGCCCTTCGCGCAACTATTGCTATGAATCTAGCGGGCATGGCAATTGATTGGGAGTATGTGCAGGGCCAACAAGCCCATTACAACAAGCATGTTGACTATCTAAGGAGTATGTTGCCATACAAGTTAAGCGAGGATGAGGCATGGGCATCTCCTAAGCAGTTGTCCACTTACTTTTTTGGAGGTGAAGAAAAATATGTAGAAAAAGAATTTGTAGGCTATTACAAGAATGGTAAGCCCAAATATAAGAATGTAGAGAAGGTACGCAGTATCCCTGCAAAGACTGAGCCCATTGGAGAAAAAGGCAAGGGCGGCTATTATTCAGTGGATGATGCGGCTTTAGAAATTCTTGCAAAGAAGTTTCCAGAGGCCGAGATTATTAGTGATATGCGTCTATCTAGTAAGGTGGCAACGACTTACTATCAAGGCATTATCAATGCCCGTATGCCTAGTAATCGCATCTATCCCCAGCTTAACCATACTAGCACTAGCACTGGTCGTCTAAGTTGCACCGCACCTAACCTGCAAAATCAAACGGATGCAGGTAATGTCAAGAGGGCTTATATTAGCCGACACGGTGAAGACGGTGAACATGGCTTTATTCTTGAGTTAGACTACTCACAGTTGGAAATGGTATGGCTGGCCTACATCGCTAACGATGCGCAACTCATCGAGGACATTTCATTAGGTCGAGATATGCACGAAGAGTTGTTCAAAGATATGTATGGTCGCAAGCCTGATAAGGCAGAGCGTAAGGCATTCAAACCGCGTACTTTTTCACTGGTGTATGGTGCAGGAGCCACCGGCATTGCCACCCAAGGTAAGATTTCTCTAGCAGAAGCAAAGAAGTTTATTAAAACATTCTACTCTCGATATAAGGGGGTTGCAGCATTCCACGAAAACATTGTAGAATCTGCGAATAAACAGAAGGAGGTATTTTACGAAGAGGATAAGGCAGGTGCTCGCTACCGCTATACGCACGTAATGCCGTGGGGTCGTCGCTATGTATTCCAAACCTACCACAACGACCGCACGGGTGAGCAGACTTTTAGCCCTACGGAACTAAAAAACTATCTCGTTCAAGGTAGTGCTACAGGCGACATGGTTCCTATGATGGTGGGTAAACTACAGCGTGCCATTGAAGAAACCGAGCATTACAAAAAGGGTAAGGTTTGTCTAGTAATGACTGTGCATGATAGTGTTATACTTGACGTGCATAAAGACGTGCTGTATGATGTTGCTAAATTAGCGTTAAATGTAATGGAGGACGCACCCAATGCAGTAAAAGAATTTGGGATTGATTTCCCTTGCCAACTAAGTTGTGGAGTAGAGGCCGGTAGTAACTGGCAAGATAAACAAGATATTAAGGAATTACTTAAATGAGCTACATTGTTGAAAGCATCACTAGCAAGGACGTAACCACCAAGTTTGGCCCTAAGCCTGCCTATCGTGTTAAGGCCAATGGTGAGTGGTATAGCTATGGCTTTAAGAAGCCCGCTTTTAAGGAAGGCGACACTATTAATTTCTCTGCTATTGAGGGTAAGTATGGTAAGGAGATTGATCCTGCCAGCGTAAAGACCCTATCTAGTGGTAGCAGTGCAGCAGCAGAGGCATCTACGGGGGCTGTAACTCCCCCGCGTGCTTATGGCCCTCCTGCCAAGGTGTTCCCTGTTCCTCTGACTCATGGGGATCGTTCTATCATTCGTCAGAATGCACTGACCAATGCACGTGAACTGTTAGCGGCAGCTATGGTGGCAGGTGCCAAGGGCGGTGTCATAGTGGACGACAGCGTTATTAGCCGCATCATTGCAATTGCAAAGCAGTTTGAAAGCTATACTAGCGGCGATCTAGATGCACTGATGAAAGAAGAGTAAAATGCTCATTTCAAACCTTGTTGACGACATTTACAAGGTAGCGAGTGGTGGGGCTTCGGCCCCTCCCTCTGCCACCGAAGTATCCGCAAACTATAGTAAATGGTTTGATGTACGTCCCCCACGAGAGGGAAAAAAGTTATATTTCAGCGAGGTTGGCACTAGCTGTTTGCGTAAGATTTGGTATCGTATCAATAAGCCCCATGTAGGAGAGGAAGTATCTCCTGTGCAGCGTATTAAGTTTTTCTACGGGGACATGCTAGAAGAGTTAGTCCTATCATTAGCACGGGCTGCGGGCCATAGGGTCTGTGACGAACAACAGCGCGTAGAATATGCAGCACCAAATGGCTGGGTAGTTAGTGGGCGTATTGATGCCATGATTGATGATGCTGTAGTTGATGTTAAGAGTGTTACAAAATATTCCGAAGAGAAGTTTAAGAATGGATTGAAAGATGACCCCTTTGGTTACTACCAGCAATTAAACGGCTATGCAACAGTATTGAATAAAGAAGAGGCGGGCTTTCTAACTATTCAGAAAGAACTAGGACATATTAATTACTACCCTATCACTGTGGACAAAGGCCGTTTTTATGAACAAGTAGACCATACCATTGAAGCGGCAGAAAGTAGCGATGTAAACCACATCCAGCCACTACCCCCAGTGCCACAAAGTAAAACAAGCAAGAACATGAAACTATGTACAACTTGTTCCTACTGCGAATATAAAAAAGAATGCTTCCCTACTATGCGAACATTTCTTTATAGTGATGGGCCTGTATTCTTAGTGCATGTTGTAGACACTCCGCGAGTGCAGGAGGTATAATGCAAAAATTAAAAGAAAAAGATGCCCTCTCTTGGGATAAAGCCATTAAAGAACACGGGCAGCGGGTACGTAATTTAGTATGGCCCCTTGTGCCTCGGGAGGATGTAGAGGATGTATGTCAAGAGGTTTGGTTGCAAGCATACGCATCCGTTGACAAGTTTAGAGGGGATTGTGCATTTACTACATGGCTGCACTCTTTAGCGGTTAATACTGCAACATCGTGGTTTAATCGAAGTATTAGGGGAGGTAACAAACTATCTATTGATGACTTAGTTAGCGACCATCCATACTCTCTTCCAGTAGAGAATAACTTTGATGCCTACTTAACTAAACTATCCGACGAAGATAAAACCATCTTTACACTTTATTATGTCCATGGATACTCCCAACAAGAAATTGCCGACCTACTCGGATTCAGAAGCAGCAAAGCGGTTAACTCCCGGCTTGTCAGAGGGCGCTCAAAAATCAAGGAAAATATTAGTCATCCCGGACACTCAAATTCGTGAGGGTGTGCCTACAGAGCATCTATCTTGGGCTGGAAACTATTGGGTAGATAAGCGGCCTGATATTGTCGTGTGCTTAGGGGATTTTGCTGATATGCCCTCTTTATCAACTCACGACAAGGCAGGCAGTAAAAACTTTGAGGGGTTACGTTATAAGAAAGACATCACGGCTGCTAAACAAGCTATGCAGCAGCTTTTAAAACCTTTACGTACTTTACAAGCACAGCAGAAAAAGAATAAAGATAAGGTGTATAGGCCCCGCATGGTAATGCTAATGGGCAATCATGAGAACCGCATTGATCGTGCCATTAATAATTTACCTATTCTTGATGGAACCATTGGTACAAAGGATTTAGAATATGAAAAAGATTGGGAAGTTCATGACTTCTTGTCACCAGTTGTTATTGAGGGGGTGGTGTTTAATCATTATTTCCCAACTGGTGCTATGGGTCGCCCTGCTTCCTCTGCCTCTACTATGGTTAGCAAACTTCATCAAAGCTGCGTAGCGGGGCATCAACAGGGCAGACAAGTAGCGTATGGACGTAAGGCTGACGGCTCAATGGTTACTTGTATTATTGCAGGTAGTTTCTATTTACATGATGAAGCTTATATGGATAAGACAAGCAATAAGCATTGGCGTGGTTTGGTTATGTTAAACGAAGTTGTTGATGGTCATTTTGACGAGATGTTTGTTAGTGTGAATTACCTGGAGAAGAAATATGGCAACGTATGCTGAGAAACTAGAGGCAATGAAATTGGTTGCCGCAGATAACGCCCATGATGTTGAGAGTTTGTGCAACATGCTTGACATTACCTACGATGATTTGCTAAACTGTTTTTCGGATAAACTAGTGCGTGCCTATCCTACCTACTTTCCAAATGATGAAGATGAAGAAGCCTACTAAAGCGGATAAGCGTTACTCTGAAACAGAGATTAAGGGGCGTGCTATTAAACGGCGCGTTTTAAATCAAACTAGAGATAAAGAGAGTCGTGAAATGATTAATGACTTTAAAAAGGAACAGAAGTGATTATTTCTATTTACGGTGAAACTCACACCATTACCGTTGGTGATACAGATAAAAATAATTTCTTTATTGGGTTTGATTCTGAAGATGAGGCATATCATCTGACAGCAACAGACGCAAACGCCCTGTTAGAAACTCTTAAAATTCTTCTGTATAAGCAATGACCCGCAAACTGACTAAATTGATTACCGTATCAAACAGGGGAACAGAAAAGATTTACATTAACTTTTCTGTTGTCGCGGCTGTCTCTTCTTTTATTGAAGAATATGGGCTTAACGAGCATTGTAAATATTACGAGCTAGACTACCACATTCAGGAGGCATGGGTAGATGACAGCAAAGAATGATGTTACAGGAGATAGCATTATTAGCAAACCCCCTAATGATGCCTATTTAAATAACTACGAGCGTATTTTTCGATTAAGCAAAGAGCAGCAAGCAGCAGTGGATGATACAGCAGGGCTAGAAAATGAAAACAGCACCAATTGAAGTAAACATTGTGGGCCACTATGGCGGCGACCTAACTGTAGTAAATGCAGCGCGAGTATCTTTTAATAAAGAAGTTCGCACTATGTCTCCACGAGATGAAAAACTCATTAAATATCTAGCTGACCACAAACACCATAGCCCATTCAACCATGCCTTTCTATCGTTTAGAATTAAGGCCCCCATCTTCGTCGCTCGTCAGCTTGTCAAGCATAAGTTTATGCCGTGGAATGAAGTGAGTCGTCGATATGTTGACGAAGAACCTGAGTTTTACTTCCCCGACTATTGGCGTGCTAAGGCTGATAACGTGAAGCAGGGAAGTAGGGATGATGTGGTAGACTGCCCGCCCGGCTATGTTGAAAGCCGCGTAGACCTTATGCTAGCAGCGTACACAGAAATGTTGGATCAAGGCGTCTGCCCCGAACAAGCCCGTATGGTGTTGCCTCAGAACACGATGACGGAGTGGTATTGGTCTGGTACGCTTGGTGCCTTCTTGGACATGCTGGTGTTGCGTCTTGACAACCACACGCAGAAAGAAACGCGAGATGTTGCAGAGAAAATCGCGGTGTATATTAAAAACATCTTCCCCGTTAGTTATGCGGCTTATTTTGGAGATAAAAATGTGGAAAATGCTGCCTAACATTTTGTTTGCGTTTGCTCTATTAGTCTCTGCACTTTCTCTAGTGCTTATAGGTGTAAGCATTGGAGCACGCAACCAGGAGGAAGATACGCTAAAATTGTGTAAAGATACTGGCATGTACCTTAGTAAAGGGTATGCCCTTAGTTGCCATGTTTTAACTAATGAGGGTTACTACCCTAAAAAGGAGCAGTGATGTATAAAGTAGACTGTTATATGGTTAACCGTAAAGACCCTCTTGAATTGTATGTAACAGATGAAGAGTTTGAAGCATTTGATCTTAGTAAAGAGGGTTGGTTAGTTTGGCAGGGTGTATTGATTAATAAAAGTAATATTGATGCTGTTGTTACGGAGAAATTAGAATGAAGCGCACTGTGGATGAGCATTTAATTAATGCACTATGCTGGCTTGAATGGCCCCGCATTATGAAGGTGGTTAACGACCCAGAGTTGTGGCCCACAAAGGGGGACATCACTATGGCAGATATGGTTGATACGTTGCGCAACTTAATGCGTAAAGCGCGTGCAAACCCCAATGTTACAACGGGCACTCGTGGATTTATGGTTACCTATTACGAGGAAGAAGATAGTTTTGATGTGGCATGGCAGTTAACTAGCTGGACTACCATGTTTAGTGATGACAAAGGTTGACGGGTGGACAGAGGGCCGCTATAATAGCTTCATTACTTCCACACTACGCGGAGGTATGCGAAGATGGCCCCCTAAATGGCAATGTTTGAAAGAGGCTTATGTTGGGAAAAAGATTGGAAAGAGCGGCAGACTTGCAGCGCATTACAAGTGCGCCCTGTGCGAAGTGGAGTTTCCTAGCGCAGCAATTGAAATCGACCACACTAGTCCAGTGGTTGATCCTGGTATCGGCTTTGTCAATTGGGACACTTACATTGATCGCCTATTCTGTAGTAAAGAAAACTTACAAGCAATCTGCAAACCATGTCACAAATTAAAAACGCTATCGGAGAAACAATGTCGAACAACCAAGAAGAAGACTTCCTCAGTGGTGAAGAAGGAGAAGAAACCGCGTTCTATTTCTTCCTCAAAGACTTCCAGCACTACAGCACGCATCCGAAGTGGGGCCGCATCCTCCAAAAAGAAACAGGGTTCCCAATAAACCATTATCAGCAAGCCGCTAAGGCGTTTGCCCTGCCTTCTGCATACAATCCCACATACCTTATGACGGGACTATCAGGAGAAGTTGGTGAAGCCGCATCTCTTCTAGCCAAGAGTGTTCGTGATGGCTACCCCGTAGATGTTAATAAGATGTGCAAGGAATTGGGCGATGTGCTATGGTTTGTAGCACTACTCGCAGACTACTACGGGCTATCTCTTTCACAGTTAGCCAATACCAATCTAGAAAAGTTAACTGGCCGCTTGCAACGAAATACCCTACAAGGATCAGGAGATGACCGATGAATAATTATTCCACCTTTATTGCTAAAAGTCGTTATTGCCGTTACCGTGAGGCAGATGGTCGCCGGGAGCATTGGCCCGAGACTGTTCAGCGTTATGTTCACTTCATGTCAGAGCGGTATAAAGCCATCACTGGTAAGAAGATGGGGGATAAGCAGCTTGACAAGTTGTTTAATGCCATTACTAATCTAGAAGTAATGCCATCTATGCGCGCCATGATGACGGCAGGCCCTGCACTAGATCGGGATAATGTGGCAGGGTATAATTGCAGCTATCTTCCTGTAGACGATGTTAAGTCGTTTGATGAGGCTATGTACATTCTGCTTTGTGGGACTGGTGTAGGTTTCAGTGTGGAGAGTAAGTATGTTAATAAGCTACCTGAAGTCCCTGAGAAGCTATACCCTAGCGAATCTACTATCGTTGTGGCTGACAGTAAGGCAGGTTGGGCCAAAGCCCTACGCCAAGTCATTGCAATGCTATATGCAGGGGAAGTCCCCCAATGGGATGTAAGTAAGGTTCGTCCTGCTGGTGCTCGCTTAAAGACGTTTGGTGGGCGTGCTAGTGGGCCAGGGCCTTTGGTTGAGTTGTTTAAGTTTGTAGTTAATAAGTTTCAAGGCGCAGTAGGTCGAAAACTAACCTCCCTAGAATGTCATGACATTATGTGCAAGATTGGGGAGGTTGTTGTGGTTGGTGGCGTTCGACGTTCGGCCATGATTAGTTTGAGTGATTTAAATGATGATAGGATGCGACATGCCAAAGCGGGTAATTGGTGGGAGGGAAACGGGCAGCGGGCTCTTGCCAACAATAGTGCTTCATACGTTACTCGGCCCACAGTTGGCGAATTCATGTCTGAGTGGTTGTCGCTCTATCAGTCATTTAGTGGAGAACGTGGAATCTTCAACCGCGATGCGGCTATCAATCAGGCTGGAAAAAATGGACGGCGAGAAACTAACTTTGACTTTGGAACTAACCCCTGCTCGGAAATCATCCTGCGTCCATATCAGTTTTGTAACCTTTCTGAAGTGGTCGCTCGACAGTCAGACACCAGAGATACTCTTCGCGGAAAGGTGCGAATTGCTACTATCCTTGGAACACTACAATCTACTCTGACAAATTTTCCATATCTCCGAAAGGTATGGCAAAATAACACCGAGGAAGAACGGTTGTTGGGCGTGTCCATTACAGGCATCTTGGATTGTCCTCTGCTTAATAATGCAGAAGACCCCGAGTTACCTGCCTTGTTGGAAGAGTTGAAGCAAGTTGCTGTGGAAACTAACAAAGAGTGGGCAGATATGTTGGGTATTCCACAATCCACTGCCATTACTTGTGTAAAGCCTAGCGGTACGGTGAGTCAACTTGTAGATAGTGCTAGTGGCATTCATGCTCGCCATAGTTCATACTACATTCGTCGTGTGCGCAATGATAATAAAGACCCCATCACTCAATTCCTAAAAGAGAGTGGGATTCCTAATGAACCAGATGTAATGAAACCCCATGACACCACTGTCTTTAGTTTCCCCATGGCTGCTCCTGATGGAAGTGTTTTGCGTGATGATTTGGATAGCCTCACTCATTTGCGCTTGTGGCTTCTTTATCAACGCCACTGGTGCGAGCACAAACCATCGGTGACGGTGTATGTGAAGGAGAAAGATTGGCCCACTGTAGGGGCGTGGGTATGGGAGCACTTTGATGAAATTAGTGGTGTATCTTTCCTCCCCTATGACGGGGGTAGCTATCGCCAAGCCCCTTACGAAGAGATTGATCGTGCTACATATGATAAACTCATTAGTGAAATGCCCCCCACTATTAATTGGGAATCTTTTAAAGAGGCCGAAGATAATGTAGAGGGTGCCCAACAACTTGCCTGTGTTGCAGGGGTGTGTGAGATTTAAACAAGGGGCTTCGGCCCCTTCTTATTAAGGAACTATATGGACGCTAGTTATCAACTCTACGAAATGATGCGTAAAGGGCTGCGCATTACTCAATATGTGCAAGGAGATGAGTTAAACACCATTCTTCGTTTTGAAACAAATGACGGTAAGGTGCATGAAGTATGTCACTCTGTTTTAGAACTTACTAGCCGCAAGCAAGTGCCCGTTTTATTGAGAGGTAAGAATGGATAATAATGTTAGTCGTGTATTAGCTAAATATGTGCGTCGAGAAGCAGAGGGTTATAAAAAATATGGGGTAACTACCGAAAGGAATGATGTGGATTTAGTGGGGTGGCTAACTCATCTGCAAGAAGAGTTGATGGATGCCACTATCTATCTTGAACGCATTAAAAATGAAATGTCTCCTAAAGCCACTCTACCACCGTTGTACAATCGAAGGGCAGATGATCGCCCCTCTGGCTACCCGCCTGTAACACCTATTAAGGAGTAAATATGTACATTATTAGTTTTCAAGATAAGTTTGGCTACTCAGAAAGTTATGAGTATTCAGATAAAGAAAAAGCAACGAAAAATGCCCGCATCCTCGCTGAGAAGGGATATGAAGTGTCTGTATATAAGAAAATTTCAGTAGTAAAGCGACAGACACCCGTAGTAGAAGAAACAGTAGTTGAATAAAACAAAGCCCCCGAGGAATTATCCAAGGGGGCTTTCCTTATTAATGAGCTACTTAGACCGGGGCTTTGTTGTTTTTGTCTGTTAAGTTTGCGTACCTACGACCGTTCCGTCCGTGTCACTTACTGGTGCACTCCCTTTTATGCGTAACTTTCCTGTACCGTCTACCCAAAGCTGATTGGTACCGAGCAGCAACCGCGTACCGTTCCATGCGGAACCACTCAGGACAATCGTTTGGTTCGCGGTCTGTGTGTTCCCGCCTTGGGTGATGTGCCTAAGCTGGCTGACAGGCGCCGTGCTACTCAGAGAAAAATCACCCAGCACCCCTCCAAGGTTGTCGTGCACAAAATTCGCCCGGGTGTTTGCATCCTCGGTGTAAATTGCGCCGTTGCTTTGGAACGAGTTCCCGTGCACGCGGTTATTCTGGGTGAAGTTTCCGCCCAGCGTGCAGATGAATCTGACGGCTGTACCGACGTTGCTCACGAACTCGTTGTTGTCAATTCGCCCCCACTGCACCATGTCGAACACTACCCCGTGCGCACTGCCAGCGCGGAAGTGGTTGTGGTCAACGAATACGCCCTCAAAACAGTTTTGGGCCAGTACACCATAATCCCGGCAGCCGATGATGTTATTGTGGTGGACGTGCACGCGCTTGGCGTTCTGGATCAGGATGCCCTGACCGTAGGCAAACCCGTTGTCGAACCCTTCCCCGCCATCGTCGGCCTGGTGGATGTGGTTGTCGTGAATCTGAATGTCCTGCACATCTCGGTTGCTCGCCGAACTGCCGGTGATCTTGACTTGAATATCGTTGTTCGCCAGCAAATTGCCGCTGATCAAAACGCGCCGGATCACACCATCCGCGTCCACGTTGGCGCCGTCCACCCATACACCGACACCGAAGCCCGAATTCTTGGAGCTGAAAATGTGGTTGTGGTGGATCTGCACGTTGCCGGTGCATGCCAGGATGTTGATGGCATTGCCGCCAATGTCGCAGCCGGTGATGATGGTGTCACCCGACGAAGACAGCAAGCGCAGGCCAACTAGGGTATTATCACGTACAAAACAGTCTTTGATAGTGCCTACACCGTTACCTGTTGCAGTTAGGCCCACTTGATTATTTCGTAGGTTACAGTTAAAAACCCGGAAACCCAAA